GGTCGGCGCTTAGTTTATTCATCGCATCGGTGGCAAAGCCCTCGAATGAAAACCCATTGTTAAAAATCATCTCTGGCAGCTCTTCAATAATCGAAGTCGCCCGTTGTAACGGCAAACCAATCTTGCTTATCAATTCCTGAACGACTACCCGTGCATCTGTTCCCTGCTCGAATGACAGATTTACAACGCTCGTTCTTATCGCGTCCTGCCCGTCGCTTGACTCTATGCGCGTGGTTATCGTAGGTGGCATTATGTCATGCGCAATATTAGTCATATTGCCTATATATATGACCGGCAATTCGCCTTGCGCGGCGTATCCGGCGCGAAGTATGGCGAGTTCTCCGGGGGCAGAACGTATTTTATTCCTTGTGCCGGTAGACAGATTCGATACTTCAATGGTCGCGCTGTTCGGTTCATCGGTAATAGATTTATTTACGGTAAACGCTATGCGGAAACCGTCAAGCATCAGACCTTCTTCTTGATACCGACCTATCTGCAAATTTGCGCGGCGCTCATAGAGCATTGTATTCGTCCTCCGACATATACGCTAATACTAATTTACGATCTCCGGTAAAATCGTCGTATTTTATACGGTCGCGGTTTGTGTCAATGTTTGAATCATAAACAATAAACATGCCGTGAGGTATGTCCCTCGCAATATACTGAGTTGTCAGTCTGTAAAAAGGAACCAGCTTTATCCCCATTATGAGCGGTTCCCTTGACCTATCAAAAAAACTCATTGTCCAGAATGAGCCGCGAACATTCCAGTACATTGCTAATTTGTAAGGGCGATTGTCGAGAACAACGTCCATTTCAAACGCCGGTAAATCAGGTATAGGTATCTGTACGATAGACATATATCACGCTTCCGGCACTGGAGAACTAAAATCAAATTCTTTTGACTTTTTTATTTTTTCGCCAAAAGAATCAATGCCGCGTCGCAATATTGTGCGGTCATCAATTTCCTTCGGCTGTTCTTGCCCGAGTTCGGCCTTCGGCGGAGCCTGTTTTCCTACGCCCTCGCCTCCGCCGGACTTCTCGACGGTATGAGTTATCGGCGCGGTAGCGGAACGCACCCTGCGGAGCTTCACAAACTCAGCAGAGAAACGTAATGCTTCGCCGGTAGTCGCGTCGCGTGGAATATGCAAGTTAGTCATAACCATATCCGTATATACCCGTAGACCAGTTATTATATCCACAATCACAGGCTCGCGGAGCGAATAATTAAATCGTCCGGCTTCCGTCTCCGTGTCGGAATACCCGGCAAAGGACATAAGTATATTTAGCGCCGACTGTAACTTTGCCGTGCCTTCTTCTTTTTCGGTTAGATACCGGCGCAACCCGCCAAGCCATTTCACCGGCGCATTAGTGATAAATCCGTTTAGCGATAATTTCTCCGGGTTCGGCCTTGCATGGTCGGTGACAGGCATACCGTCCTCAACCGGATAGCTCGTTACTTCAGTCGTATATTCGTGAATTTCGCTTATGGCCGCGTCAAGCTCAAGCAGCACCTGATCTGTTTGCCGTTTGAGAAATTTTGTCGTTTTCCGATTGAAAAGTAAATTTATAGCTTGCCTTACCGCCATTTTACCGCCTTATAGAGCGCTCTAAGTCCTTGATAAAAACCATTGACATTTCCTCCGCGTGTATTTCTGCCTGTTCCTTCCATTGCTTCCTGTCCTCCGGCGTACCTGTACCGTGAAACTCATAATTGCTGTGTAAATTAAGCACAATTCCACCGCCGCCGGGCATAGCTGGCATCATACCCGACAAGTCTGGCTCTAATCTGCCGCGCATCAACTCCGCGCCCTCGGTCAAATGCTCAGCGCCCCGATACAAAGCGCCTATCACCGGAACGCCGCGTATCCAGCCTGCTATGCGGTTTATCGCAGACTGGACATCACCGACGAAATTAGCCAGCCTGCCGCCCATGTCCTCCCAAAACGTCGTCCAATCGCTCGTCAACTGCTGAACAAAATTGTATAGCCTGCCGCCCATGTCCTCCCAAAAATCACTCCAGAGTCCCCACATCTCTTTTACAAAGTCCACAAGCAGGCCAAGCCCGGACGGTCTGCCCTGGAAGTATCCGGCTACATCCTCAATCAGTATCAGTATCAGGCCTATCGCCGCTGCGATAAGCGCAAATTTAATTGTCAGCGGCAGCAAGGCAAGCGCCATCTTCCCGAAAGCCACAAGCGCGGCCTTGCCGACAAGTCCGGTAGCGAGCTGAATTAACACCATAGTTTTCAGCACCGATGATAACCCTATCAGCAACGGGCCTAATGCCGCAAGGACAACCGCCATGATGATAAGCGTTGTTTGCAGCCATTTTGGTATAGTTTTCAGCCATTTTGCAAACCTCTCTAATGTATCAGCAACGCGCTGAAACGCTTTATCGAGCTTAAGCGTGTCAATAATTATCTTGCCAATAGCGATGCGTATTCTGTAAATGGCATTGCCGATATTTACAAATGCCGCAACAGTAGTTTTGTCCATGTCCTTTGCGAGGTTGTAAAATTCACCGCCTTCAGACGTTACCCTACGGAATGCAGCTTCTAAATGTTTGAACTCAACTTTGCCTTCCTCAATCATTTTTTTCATTACATCCGGGTGCATACCCGTAGCCGCAGCCATTTCTTCCGCAAGGTCTAAGCCAGCCGCCTGAAGTCGTATAACTTCCCGGCTTTCAACCTTATTTCGAGTCATTGCCCGGCCATAAGAATATGCCAATTCGTCAAGACCTATTTTGCCGGTAGCTGCGATATTGGCAAGCATACTCATGGTGTCAAGAACATCGTCTGCCGCAAGGCCAAGCCCGAACAGCGTCCGGGTTGCTTCCTGCACCGGCTTTATTCCCATGCCGGATTGTCTCTGCACATCCCACATGCGACGGACAAAATCATCAACATCCGCGCCTGCGCCGAGAAACCGGCCAAGCGCAACGTTCATCTGTTCCATTTCGCCCGCAGCCATTACGGATGCAGCGCCAACACCGACAATCGGAAGCGTCAGCCTGAACGTCATCTGCTTTCCGGCCTTGCCTATGCCGTCGGCAATTTTCTCTATATTCTTGCCGAGAGATTCGGTTTTCTTGTGTATTTCGCCAATGGCCCGGTCGTATTTATTAAAAGCCGACGGGTCAAAAGAAAAACCGAGTTTTGTTATCAGTTCGCGGATTACCATTTATTTCTTTCCGGCCTTTTTCAACATTGTACTCTCAATGGTTTTCTGCATTGACAATACGGCATTAGCCCTCATTATATCATCAAGACTCCATGTCGTTTCTAACTCGCTTAACGTTGCAACATTTCCCATGACAAGCCGCCATACCTCCATTTCCTCAGCCAAACTTTCATCTAAATTCTTGAGCAGAGACGTTATACTTGCGTCGGAATCTTCACTTGGCTGAGAATGTTTCCAATACCGACGTTCTCGAAAAAATCTTCATACTGCACTTTCAGCGAAAACCAGAACACTTTATACATGAACAGCAATTCGCCGCCAAAAATCATGTCAAATGACACAGGGGTAATTTCAGCCCCGTCTATTCGTGTTCCCGATAGCGTTTCGAGTATGAGAGATTCGTATTCGTCAGGGGCAAGATGTTCCGCCAGCTTTTCAAGTGCGCCGCCGACGTGTGCTGCCGATATGTCAAATGATGTACCGGCAGACACACGCTTGCTTTTTTTTTCGGCAGGTAATGAGTCAAATAATTTCCCCATTACAGGCGCTGCAATTTTTATTAGCCTCGTTTTCAGGCGCAAAGCCCTACGTCCCGGCAGTTGTGTAACGGAGACTGTCTTGCCGTCAATCGTCTCCGTGCGTGTTTTAATCATCTACCCCTCCAGACATTTAGTGTGTGTTATTCAGCGTCCGCGTTGCCGCCCATGAACCAATCAAGGTCAGCACAATCGAAAACCCATTCCCTGTCAGTTATTTCTTTGCCAAAATCCGCGTTCGGCATTTTACGCACCCAGCCGAAAGCCGAAACAAAATTTGTGCGCCCGCTCAGGTCGGACACCGACAACGGTATTACGCCGTTATTCGTATGTTCATCGGCCAGAGCAAAACCAGTCAGCACGTCGTTACTCGGCGATGTTTGCGCAAGGGTAATCGTAATTGAGCCGGACAGGTCATTATTTTTTGCGCGACTCACGATACCATCAGCGCCGGACACCTTTGTAAACATATCATTCGTCCGCTCCACTGCGATGAAAGTCCCATCTGCAAATCCGCCAATAGGTATTCCACCGGCGATGAACACCGTTTGTTTCGGATCAAAGGTTCTTACTGGCATATCAGACTCCTTGTTGTGTTGTTAGTTACAGAGTTACGGTTCCATCAATTTTCACCGCATGTATCGCACCTGCCAACCATGCGGTAAATTTAATATCCTGAAGCAACCGCGCAGCCTTGTCAGCTATGGCAATCTCGCTGAAAGCCGGAAGCGTTACCACATATCCGCCGTTCTGATTGCCGTCCTCATCCAGCGAAAACGGGCTGATCCCTCCGCGATTAAGCCCTATCTGTAAACGCTTCTCAATAACGGACTTAATAGCTTCCATGCCTGCGAGCGTGTACGGAAGTTTCTTTGAGCGGACAAGCAGGCCGTAAACATCTGTTGTGATATTGGCCGTCAACCAGTCGACGAATACTATCGTGTCAATAAATTCGCCCTCGGCTACAACGCCTTCGCGTGTTATGCTCACACCGCCGATATTTTCATAAACATTGATATTTTTATCGCGTGCATTGGTTGATTGAGTAGCTGTTAAATTGTCAACCGTAATCCCTGACAAAGTCTTGAATTTCGCGGTATATGTGCCCGGATCATACGGAAGCAATTTACCTGCATACGCTGCGCCTGAATACATGGTTGACGCTACGCCGGAATATAAGCCAATTGTACGCGCATAGCCGTTTGCCTTTGTAACGGCAGCAAGCGATGCTGTGTCAGAAGCGGCAGAAACATCGATAATATCGGCATCGTCGGACGAATAGAACAGTATTTTGCTCTGCGCCTCTATCCAATCGGCAGCGTCAAGGACATCCTGTTCTGCCCTGCTGGTAAGTTTCAACGCATACCAATCATCATTTTCAATCTGGATATTACCAAGAGCATCCGCGATGTCCTCTGTCGCCGTAGCAGAAAGCGTCCATGTCATATTTCCGGTGATAGAGGATGTATCGCCAACAACAGCAAGTATTTCACCTGCTGCCGGAGTGATAACAATGGTATGCGCCACAGAATTGTACACCGCGGTCGATACCGCGTCAAGATCCTGAATTGCCGCTGCGTGCGCTGTTAACGTATCGTCCTTTGAAGTCGCCCACGCCGTCGAGACAAGAACGCCGTTCACGGTTGTTTTGATTGTCCCGCCGGTAAATGTATCGTCATTGTCTGTCAGCGTCTTTGTGCCGCGCTGGTGTCCTATTGCGATACGCTCAACTCTCGGATTCTGCGAAAACGCCTTCTGCGCCGCAGTGTATTCCTCCGCGGAAGTTCCACCCGCGAGCATATCTGCAACGGAAGACAGCGTGGTCGCAAATTGCAACCGTGCGTTAAAATTTGCGTTCGGGCCAAGGATCAACAATGTGCCGAAACCCGGAGCCGTTATCGCCCGTGTTTCTCTGGTGATGCTTACATTTACAATTTCGGAAAGAGACATAGTACCCCTCCTATGGGTTTGTATTTATATCAACTGTGCGCTCAATAACTGTTTGTGCTTGTATTTCGCCGTCAATTATTACGCGATTTATGAAACCCGGTATGTCGCTATGGTCTACGTGCGTGCGAAATATAACATCCTTCGAGTATCGCTCCTCAAAGCGCGTATCCACAAGCATCGAAATGTCAAGCGTAGGCAATACCTGTACATACGCAAGACTCCCGGCATTTAACATCTGCTGAATGGTAAAACGCTCCAGCGAACTGCCAAGAGCCTCCATAGCGTCGTATCCGCCAGCGCCAAAATGCTGTATCATAAGCGTAAACTCACGATTGCCGGTAACTTTACCAGTTCCATCAGGCTTTGGGCTGTATTGATAATCTTGACCGATGGGGCTACTCGGTGTTATTCTTAACGTAAGGTAAGGCATAGCCGGGCGCGGCGCATTCTGGTCGGCCCATATAACCGGCTCAGGCGTTACTATGCCAAACGCCCAGTCGTACAGAGTATTGCGTATGTCGTTAAATGCAGGCATCAGGGCTGTCCTATTTTCGCCACAATATACTTGTAATGATTTATCAGGCCATTTTGCCAGACTTCCTCACGCATCAACTCAAAATCCTCGCTATATATTGTTATGATGTCTGGGTTGCTTGTTGTTACCATATTCAACCGCGTATCGGTAAACAGCGCGTATGATTTCGAGTTCCGCCTGCCCTCCGGCAGGAATTCAATGTCGTTCTTCGTCGCGGGTTGCACGGAAGCGCGGATCGTCATTTGTGTAGCCGTACCCGGAACGAATACCCCTTTTACCCAAGTCCCAGCGGCTGGCCGCTTTACCGTTAGCGTCATACGCGGTATCATTCTTCAGCCACCACGTATGTTACCGAGTTTATCATCTGTCCAGTATCAATGAGCGGCTTTGATGACCCTTTACTGCCCACAGTTGATTCTGCCAAAGGCTCAAAATTGCCGTTTCTGATCGAACCTTTTATTTTCGACGATAGAAACTGGCCTATTCTTTCAAGCCCGTCGGTTGTTGACTGTTTGCCACTCATAACATTTGAATACTGGTTATCTATAAATTTCTTCAAATCTTCCCGGTTACCGTCTAATGCCTGCCGGAAAAACGGACGCTCAGGTATTCTCGCCGTGCCGAACTCATGAAACGCCGCGATAGTCGCAACCTCCGACATCTCCGTCGCGGGCTTGCCCTTTGGACTGTCGGGCTGCCCCGGCTTTGATTCCTGCGGGAAACCTACCTTGACATACAAACCGTCAAGATGTTCAAGTGCCTCGCGTATCCGGCCATATCCGCCGACACGGTCTGTCAGCGTTATATCACCTCTCAACATCCCGACATTATCCTTGTTCGCGGTTTAAGTATACTACATTCAATAAGTTCGATAAGTTCAAGCCCGTAAGCCGTACACGACAACGAATTGTATTTCTGCGCCGCGTCAAGCGCAGTATTGCCGTAGCTGCGCGACAGTTGTCCTTCGCTCTCGCTCGTTATCGTACCCGCAATCGCTATGCCGGTATCTGTGGCGCTCCCACCGCGCATATCTTCGAGCGTCAACAGATGGAGCACGCGCAACGCAACTGCAAGGTTATATCTGTCGCCGAAGCAAGCTGATGTCTGCATTTCCGCGAGTTCGATAAAATCGTCAAGCCGCGTGTCTGTCGAGTGCTGCGGTGCGCGTAACGCAATTATCTGTTTAGCTGATAACGACATCGGGTGTTTCCTTTTTGTTCTCGTCAACACCAAGCATGTCTAACTGGTTCTTAATAGCCGAGATAACACTTGAGCGGCTTTCGGCCTCGGACAACTCATTGAGCGTGTCCTTCGAGAATATTTTTTTGACAAGCGGAATGGCTTGTTTAACAGACGCGGAAAGAACTTCTCCGACAACAGACTGGCCCTTGCTGTGCGAAACTATAAGCCCACCAGTCGCCTCTATGCGCTTGAAAGATTCGCCAGAGCGGATTTTGTTGACGGTAGCTTCGGGAAGGTAATTGATACCGGGATATATAAAATTGCCATTGTTTATATAAACATACGTCAATTTACTTTCGATTAGCATGTTTTCCTCCGGTGTGTTTTTAAGAACGGGGCCATACCCGTTTTATAGCGGGCTGGCCCCTTTTAAGGCACTTTTTAGATGCCCTCAATTATCGCAATCGAAAGCGGATAGTAAACTATCACGCCGCCGATACGGGCATGTGTAGGGACAATAAATTCCAGCTTACACTCCTGAACCGGCAACTGCTCGAACATCTGGGGAAGCTCAAGCGTGAGTTTCATGGGATCGCGTCTGTATGCAATCATCACGTCGCCCTTGCTATCGGCTACGCTGGGAGTCGATGGGAGCGGTTGAACGTCTTTCAATTCGCTTACCCACTCGACAAGTGAAATGTTCGGATTGTTGCGCTTGAAGAACTCAAGCACCGTCGTATCACTGGTCGATGATCTCGGCGTGGTGGCAATCTGCGTATACTGTTTGATAGGCAGAAGCAGAGTGTCAGGAACTTCTACGCCTTTGGTCAGTGCGATGATGTCGTTTACCGCATCATTCAGGTCTTTCAGGATTTCGTCAACAGTCTTATCTTCCCACTTAGTCACGGTTCCGCCGCCGCCTGCACCTGTTGCGGCAGTCTTTTTCGTGACGTTTGGGTTGTAAAGAAGACCGTTAAGGCCAGCACTCGAAGTGTCGGCAGCACACGCAAACCACGCCAGACGATTGACAGTCTGCTCGTATGCCAAACGTGCGGCTTCTGCCTTGCGGGTCGCAAGCGGCCTTCCGGCCATCTGCGCGTTCCTGATTTCCTGCAAATTCCAACCGTATGAGCCTCCAAGCGAACGAACCGGAGACGTAAACTCAAGCCCATACACGTCCGCACGAGGCAGATCGTCTGCGTAATTGGCAATGAGTTTCATCAAGCCAACAGAGTCAAATTGCCGGTATGTAATGGACTCTGCACCAGCGCCTGCTTCTGTCGATACCGGGATAAGCTGTGTTGCCTTATACTCCGGATACCGCTTGTCATAAGTACGAGCCTTGACAAACTCAAGCTCCCGCGCAAAAAAGGCGCTCTCGTTCGCGTCAAGGTTTGTCGAATGTACAACTTCTTTAGACATATTCTTTCTCTCCTTTGTTACTGCGGAAGGTTGATGTCAAGCAGCGCAATCGCGTTCGCGCCGGTTGTTGCATAAGAACTTGCGAACTCAAGGCCGGTTATAGCGGAACTGCCGGTTGTGCCAGCCGTGAAAGAGCCAGCGTTCGCGCCGGTATGAATAAGCCTCGGGGCATCGCTCGTTGCAATAGCTCCCACAACCGGAACCCATGCGCGGCCCTTGCGAAGCACAGATACCATTTCGGTATCTTCGTAGCGTGCATTACCTGACACCGGCGCTTTATGGACATGAAGCGCAACACCACGAAAGCCGGTTGTGTCGCCATCCGGTATTTTCACCTCTGTTTCGGCATTGCTTCCCGCAATAACGCCAGAACCGAAGGCGACCGCGCCGTCGGCCTGATAAGAAACGACCTCATCGAAACGAGCGTCGGCCTTCATTCCGGCAAACGCAAGCTCCTGATTCAACGGATAGCTTGTCTGAGACATATTTCGTCCTCCTGTATTTGTTGGTTACTTTTTGACGTAAGCCGATACGGTTTCTTCAATCATCTTCTTGCGCGACGCTTCCTGGTCGGCTTCGGCTGAGTCAATGCGCGTTTTTTTAGCATTGACGGCCTCACGCTGCCTTGCGATAGCGTCAGCATCTACACTGTCAAGCATTTCAACCGCGCTGTCGTAACGGGCCGAAATGTAAGCATCGCTCGCGTCCTTTATCTGCGCTTCGGCTTTCGGGAAAGCGCGAAGAATCACGGCGTTACGTATTTCAGCGTCGGTCATTGAATCCAGCTTTTCGGCCTGTTCCTTGCTGAGATATTTCACGGCTTCGCGTTCGAGTTTTGTCCGCGCTGCTGCGATGGCCCTTGCTTCGGCCTGTATGTCGCGTGCATTGGCTTCGTCAAGTTGCATCTTCAGCGTATCACATTCCGCCTTTAGGGTTTCTGCCTCCGCTTTAACGCCGTCAATAGCCGCCTTCGAGCCTGCAAGCTCTTTTTCGAGCCTGTCAAGCCTGAGTGCTACCTCTGGAGACGCTTCGTACTCGATACCGTCAAGAGTTATTTTTTTAAGCATCCGACCACTCCTTTTCTGTGGGTTTGGTGTTTCTGTCTGCTCAAATCCGTCAAGATTTATCCCATTGTCTATCCCGTCAAGGTGCAGCTTCAAATCAGGGCCGCCGCGAGCATTGTCCACGATCGCTACGTGATTGTAAACGCGCTTGACCTGAATCGCGTCATATCGCTCGCCGTTGTATTCACCGGGCTTCAATTCGAGTTCACAATGGTACCCGGGCGAAAGCTGCTGTCTGCCGCCTTCGATACCTTTTATCGCCTCGCCATCCATAATCACGATAGGCGCGACAAGATAATTGTCATCCTGCTTGACAGACTCGCCAACCGTACCAATATGCCTGCGCTTGACAGTAGATGCGTCAAGTATTTTCTCCGGCGGGTGCGCGTCGGTTATCGGCTTGAGCTTAAGCGTTTCCATGCTGTCGCCGTTGAACAGCGTTTCGGGCGGCACATACTCACGGCGTGTCGTACCGTCGGCAAGCCGGTATGTCATAATGCCAGTACGCGCTATGGCGGCGTAACCCGACAGGTAGCCTTCGTCCGTCCGCTTGACCTTACGCGCCATGTCCGGCAGATAGTCAAATCTCATACCCGATACGACGATTTTTTCCATTGTACTCCCCCCAAAAAAAAGCCCGTACCTGAGTTAATCCAGATACGGGCTTTCGCGTAACAATAAAGGCGCAAAAGCTGGCGCACGACTATTTGTTTATATAATAATCTTTTTTCGGCCCATTGTCAATAGCTTTTTTAACCTGCCCAAAATCCTGCTTGACCTCAAGGCTAATATTGCCTATTCCTCCGCTCCGGCAATGGAATACAAACGTGATCTGCCCGGTAAATTTATCGTCCATGTACCGTATCAGTTTTTCAGCCACAAGGTCTGATACTTCACTCATAAGATTTACCACCGCTTGTCATAAAAGTTCATCAAACACCGGATCTGCATAGCACCGGCACTGATAATCCTCGCTCGGATGTAGCCGCACCATATCCCCTGTGCGGGGCTTCCACGTCTTGCCCTTGTCGGCGGAATACACCGACGGGTCATCCCACCGGCACATCAGACCGTCCATAGATTGGTGCTCCGGGCGCACACGCTCATCAGTCATGGTGCGCCAGTAATACCGCTCAATACCGATATTGCGCTGCCGTAATTGTGCAATTTCACCATTCAGCTTTGACACCTGATCGCGGGCAATCAGCTTCGCCCGATTTTCAACTTTTCGCAGCGCCGGCACATTGTCAAGGCCCCTTAAATTCGTGCCAAGTATTT